TAGTGATGATTGGGGATTGGGCAGATATGCCTTCTCTTTCGTCCTATGACAAGGGCAAGAAGTCTTTTGAAGGTCGTAGGTACCTTAAGGATATTGAAGCCAGCCAAGAGGCTATGGATGCGTTCTTGGGGCCATTGCATGATTACAATACTAAGGCTAAGAAGAATAAAGAGAAGAGGTATAATCCTCGTATGATTCTTACTATGGGAAACCATGAAAATCGAATCAATCGTGCAGTAGAACTCCAACCTGAACTAGAAGGTGTATTAAGCACTGACCATTTAAAGTATGAGGAATATGGTTGGGAAGTTTTTCCTTTCCTGGAGGTAGCTCATGTTGATGGAGTTGCTTATTCTCATTATTTTACTAGTGGTGTTCTTGGTCGTCCAGTTACTACTGCTCGTGCTTTGCTCACGAAGAAGCATCAGTCCTGTGTTATGGGCCATGTGCAAACGATGGATATTGCCACTGATTATCGTGCAGATGGGACTCCAATTCTGGGTCTCTTTGCGGGCTGTTGTTATGAGCATAATGAGGACTATCTAGGGCCACAGGGTAATGCACATTTCCGTGGATTCCATATGCTCTATGAAGTAAATAATGGTAGTTTCTTTCATCACCCAATTAGTCTTACATACATAAAGGAAAAATATAAATGAGTACACTTACAGATTTACTTTCTAATACTCCAGGAGGGTTGGTATCAAATGTTGCTGGAAAGCTAATTGATACAATTGCATCTTTCTTCCCTAACCCAGAGAAAAAGGCAGAGGCTGCCCAAGCTATTGCCACTGCACAATTAAATGGTGCTTTTAAAGAAGAAGAGTACCAGTTCCAACTTATGTTAGAACAAATTAAAACTAACCAAGTCGAAGCTTCTTCTACTAATTGGTTTGTAGCAGGTTGGCGACCATATATTGGTTGGGTTTGTGGTACTGGTCTTGCTTATGAGTTCCTTCTGATGCCTATTGGTAATGGTATTGCAGCTTCCTTTGGGCATATTGGAATCTTTCTTACTTTGAATTCAGATACTTTGTTATCTTGTCTTTCAGGTCTTCTTGGTCTTGGTGCTATGCGTAGCTTTGAGAAATTTAAGGGCGTGGAGTCTAGTCGATGAGTGGTGGGGATGAAGACGGTTGGTTCGAGAATGAGTATCTTCGTAACCAAAGAGAGGGTAATAGAGATGAATCTATTACTCTTGATGTGATTGCAGATCTAAAACAACGAGAGCAATTCGGTGCCCTTAAGTATGGTAAGTTCTTAACCCACCATAGTAGTGAAGATATGATGCAACACCTCTATGAAGAGCTTCTTGATGCTGCTCTGTATATCAAAACAGAGATGAAGAAAAGAGACTATGTTAACACTAAATGAACTACAAGAAAAATTAAAACAAATTGATGAGATAACTTTAATGGAATTGCTTGAACTTACTTCTGAAGATATTACTGAGAAGTTTCTAGATAAAATTGAAGAAAGGTATGAGTACCTTCTTGGGGAAATTACAGAAATCTCAGAAGGTTACGATGAGGGAAATGAATGGTGGGAATCGTCAGATGAATCAGAATAATATTGAGTTACCTAGTATTTACCAAAGCATCATCCATCGAAGCAGGTATGCACGGTATCTACCAGAGAAACAAAGACGTGAGAGTTGGGAAGAGACTGTAAGTAGACTAATGAATTATCTATGTGATAAAGTTGCAATTAGAGCTGATGCCACTTTTACAGCTCTTCGTAATGCTATTCTTAATCTAGAAGTAATGCCTAGTATGCGTTTGCTTATGACTGCTGGAGAAGCATGTGAACGTGATAACATTGCTGCTTATAACTGTAGCTATCTAGCTGTAAATAATAAACGTGCATTTTCTGAAGCATTGTATATTCTAATGAATGGTACTGGGGTTGGTTTCAGTTGTGAGCGACAAGAAATTGCATTGCTTCCGACTATTGCTCCTAAATTTAGAAAGGTAGATGATGTCATTGTTGTTCAAGATAGCAAGTTGGGTTGGGCTAAAGCATTTAAGAAACTCTTGTCGGCTTTGTGGGAAGGAGATATTCCTTCGGTTGATTATTCAAGAGTGCGACCTGCAGGAGCTAGACTTAAAACATTCGGTGGACGAGCATCAGGCCCTGAACCTCTGCAAAAACTGTTTGAGTTCTCTGTTAGTTCCTTTAAACACGCAGCAGGACGAAAATTAAGTAGTATTGAAGTACATGATTTGATGTGTATGATTGGTGAGATTGTAGTTGTAGGAGGTGTTCGCCGTTCTGCTCTTATCTCCCTATCTAATCTAACAGATCGTCGTATGCAACAAGCTAAGATGGGACAGTGGTGGGAAGAGAATAGCCAGCGTAGTCTTGCTAATAATAGCATTGCTTATACGGAGAAGCCAGATGCTGAAACTTTCATGGAAGAGTGGGTCGCTCTTGTTAGATCTAAATCGGGAGAACGCGGCATTTTTAATCGAGTGGCTGCACAAAACCAGGCGGCTCGGTGGGGAAGACGAGATAAGGGTCGAAGCTATGGGACAAACCCTTGTAGTGAGATTATCTTGCGAGATAAACAATTTTGCAACCTTACTGAGGTTGTGGTTAGAGCAAACGATACATTTGAAAGCCTCAAGATAAAGGTAGAACTTGCTACGATCCTGGGTACTATACAATCTACTCTAATAGATTTTCAATTCTTAAGCGAAGAGTGGAAGAAGAATACTGAAGAAGAGCGATTGCTTGGTGTATCTCTTACAGGTATTATGGATAACTCTGTAATGAATGGTACAGTAACCCTAGATAATGGTAGTCATCTACATATATGGTTACAAGACTTACGAGATCATGCAAGGAGTGTAAATGAAGAATGGGCTGAAAGACTTGGTATTCCTGCTTCTGCTGCTATACAATGTATTAAACCCAGTGGTACAGTCAGCCAGTTAGTGGATAGTGCTAGTGGCATTCATGCTAGACACAATGATTATTATATTCGACGTATTCGTATGGATAAGAAAGATCCGATCTATGCGTTCCTTAAGGATGCTGGTGTCCCTTGTGAAGATGAGGCATTCCGACCTGAATCAACAGCAGTCTTCGCCTTTCCCCAGAGAGCTCCAGAAGGAGCAGTCTGTAGAACAGACAAGACAGCAATTGAACAGTTAGAACTATGGTTAATTTATCAGAGGCATTGGTGTGAACATAAACCTTCGGTTACTATATCAGTTAAGGATGAAGAATGGCCTGAAGTCGGAGCTTGGGTTTGGAAACACTTTGATGAAGTTAGCGGAGTATCCTTTCTCCCCTTCAGTGACCATACGTATCAGCAGGCTCCCTATACTGACGCTAGTAAGGAAGAATACGAAGCAGCAGTATTAGCTATGCCAAAGGATATTGATTGGAGTACTTTCATTGAACAAGAGGACTTTACAACAGGAGCACAGAATCTTGCCTGCACAGCAGGTGGATGTGAGATTTAAATGATTATTTCAATTGAACCTAGTTACAGTGAGTATGTAACCACCGACGATGAGATGTATCCAGAGTATCGTAGATATGAATCAGGGGAGTGGGAGTGTTTAATGGGAATGAGTTGGGAGTATGTCCATAATACAGACGAGCTTGAACGACAATACCAAGATAAACTCTGGCTTCAAGGAAAAGACTAAGTGTATTAAAGAATGTAAACTAGACGAGACACGCCAGTATTGCACTGGCTGTCTTAGAACCCTTAAGGAGATTATAGATTGTGGCAAACTTAGGAAGGCCAAAGAAAACCCATATTGATCCAGATCAACCTGCTTATGTTTGTCATAAGTGTGGAGTTCTGTATGGAAGTTTCAGAGCAGGTATTGCCACATGGCATCATGATTCCTGTGGATGTTGTGGTATAAAGACTTCTTGTACAGAGCCTAGAGACTATGGGTATCTGCTATTAGGTTGGAAGGATAAAAAGGAACAAGATGGAAGAGATGACAATGAAGATGGGGTTGGTTGAATTATACCAACTTGTCGGAGATAACACTGGTGTTCGTTTTCTTTATGAAGACTTACCTGGTGTAGTAGTAACAATTGGTTTTACTTTAGAAGAGGATGAAGAATTTTATGATGACGGAAATGATGGTGGAACAGGTGCAGGCGGTGGAGATGAACCTAATGAACAGCGAGGTGATGGAACAGGAAGCAGCTTACACTAAATGGCAAGCAGAGCAAACTGAAGGATACTATAGTATTAAATATGGTATCGACTTTGCTAGCGAAACAACCATCTAAATAGAAAGGGCCGCTTCACGGCGGCCCCTTTTTACCAAGAGTCACTTACAATAAGTTTACCATAATTATCCATCCCCTTTAAGAAAAGAGTCTTCTCTATCTTACGTCTACGTTCTAATCCTAGAACACGTTTCCCATTATCAAAGACCCAAGCATCAAACTGATCTGCTGCACCAATAAAGTCTCCTTGATTCAACTTACGCAGTAAGGTTGACTTAGAGAAAGCAGAGATACCTATATTGAACACAAGACAAACAAGAGCATCATACTGATCCTGGTTGATGTCTGCATAGACTAACCTATTAATAGCTAACTCAGTATCATATAGATCTTCTGATAGGAAGTCCTCTGCTTGTTGCAGAGTAATCACATCCCCTAGTTTAACTCCCCTAGTGTGTCCCCACCCAATAGTAGGAACACCCCCTCCATCTAGATAAGCCTTAAGACAGAGGGCTTCTCTTCCCTTAAGAATATCTTTACCATAGTCTGAGAAGCGTTTCATTTATCTTCCTTATAAGGACTATCTCCATATATATCCATATAGTCTTTATAGTCTTGTTTTTGTTGTGGAGTAGACCTACCAGATGTTCCAACAAATCTACGCTGTGCCTCTGGATAAGTACGTCTAAAGATCTCAGCATTAGCTGCCTTCTTAAGAGAAGCTCCATCTCTGTGATACTTAATTGCAATCTCTGTACCTAGCTTATCAACAGTAGCCCTATCATTGTGTTGTAGAGCATCTACCATACGAGCCCTTAGTTCAGCTTCATCTTTACTATCTTTCATTTTCTTATCTGTAATCTGTAGGTTCCGTAGACGTTCAACAGATGCCGGGATTGTGGTAGTGCCTAGATACTTAGCTACTTTTCCAGCAGTAGTTAGTGGGACTAGTGCTTGTCCTTTTGTTGTTGTCTCCTCTGGGTTATCATTGTAACCTTTGATAGTCGATACAACTCCTTTTAGGTATCCTGGAGACATACCCAGTGCAGCAGTCCTCATCTCAGCATCGCTATGTGGAGTAAACCCAGTCTCACCTTCAGCAAGAGTCTTGGCATAGCCAAGTTGCTGTAGATTAAACTTGACAGCAGGCATTAGATCTAACCAAGTCTTCTTTCCTTCCATGACACCATTAAACAATGGAGCATATCGCAAGGAAGAACCAACAT